ACATGATAAAGTTTTAAGATGAGATATAACGCACGATTAGGAGATAGGTTTTTATGGACGAGCGATGGCTCTAGCTTTTCGTTCCTTCCTATTCACTGCTATAGCGCGCGTGCTGGACAAGACGAAGAGTTTACTTTGTTTTTTGATCGTTTTCCCGAAGGCACAACTCATGTCAGTTACGACGAAGATAGCGGCACAGGTATATACTGCATCAACGGCGGGGAAGAAATAAACGAAGACGGTGATTTGCGGTGCAGTCATTTGAAGACAATGTTTGAAAGCAATGTCGCAATGTTGGAGCACATGGAAGATGAGTAGTTACGGACAGCTAAAAAGAGACGCTGCAATATTCGTTCCGGTTGGGCTTATAGTTCCTTGGACAACGGCAACTGCTCCTAGCGGCTTTCTTTTGTGCGCCGGGCAAGAGGTTTCACGAACTGATTACGCTGCGTTATTCGCTGTAATCTCGACTACGTATGGCTCGGGTAACGGCAGTAGCACTTTTAATCTACCTGACCTCGCCGGTAAGCAGGTTGTTTTTGACGACGGCAACACCACTCTGGCGGCTAACGCTGGTGCTGCTTCAGCTACGATTAACACGAACATCAACACAGCCTCGGCAACTATTACTTCTAATGTTAGTGGCAGCACCGATAACTTTGCTTTAACAGCAAATCATCTGCCTGCTCACAAGCACAAGATGTTCGGCACCAACAACAGCAGACCTAGTAGCTTAAGAATTACAAGTCACTCGAATAGTAACGTAGCGCATGAAGGCTCTGGTGGTAACGCAGGGTATATTATTCAACGAGACCAGAACAATGCCACGCCCAATGCAGGTAATACTGGCAACGCTTATTCGGGCAACGCTAACGGAGCTAACCATGCCCACGGGGCAGGGAACCTAGCTGTTACCTCTACTCTTGGGGGAACCATCAACGCCACCAGCGACAACGTTAGTTCGTTGCTATACACAAGTCTTATCCTTAACGCGATTATAAAACACTAGGAGTATCACATGCCTTTGATGAAGCTCCAGTTTCGGCCCGGTATCAACCAAGAAACCACCCGCTACATGAACGAAGGCGGCTGGTTTGATTGCGACAAGGTTCGGTTTCGTTACGGCGTAGCGGAAAAGATCGGCGGGTGGACACGTTACTCCGCCAATACCTTTGAAGGCATTTGCCGTAAAATGCACAACTGGATTGCACTAGATAGTTCTAACTATCTGGCTCTCGGCACACACCTGAAGCTCTATGTCGAAGAAGGTACAAACTACTTTGATATTACCCCTAATCGTAAGACATCGACGTTGTCGGCAGGGTCTTTCTCAGCCACCAGCGGCAGCGCGGTAATTACAATCACAGACAATGCCCATGGCGCGATTACTAACGATTACGTTGTTATAACTAATGCTACGACATTTGCGGGTGTTCCAGCCGCTGACTTGAACAAAGAGCATATCATTACCCGTGTAGACGGTAACACTTTTACAATAACTGTCTCAACGACAGCTACAAGCACAGCCACTGGGGGCGGTACGCCCACGCTCACATACCAGATTAACACTGGCCTTGCCACAATCACGGGCGGTACGGGCTGGGGTGCCAGCACGTGGGATGGTGAGACCCCTGACGACGTAACGTCATCCTTGAACGGTGGAATCAATGATAGTGCTACGACAATCACACTAGCAAGCGCAGCCAGCTTCCCGGCCAGCGGCCAGATCCGCATTGGAACAGAGCTTATTAACTACGCCGGTAAAAGCGGTAACGACTTAACTACGTGTACTCGTGGTGTTGAGAGCACTACTGCCGCCGCGCACTCAACAGGAGCAAGCGTGGCCGCTACTACTGTAATGACCGCTTGGGGAGAAGCTGCAACAATCTCTGTTACGTCCGGTACGGAAGCAAGAATCTGGTCTTTCGACAACTTTGGCGAAGACCTGATCGCTAACGTGCGAGACGGCAACCTCTATTATTGGGACAAGGGCAATGGTTTGAGCCAAAGAGCCGTACCGCTTAGTACCCTATCTGGCGCAAGTGGCACACCGACAATAGCGCGTCAGGTTATTGTTTCTGACCGGGACCGTCATGTGATTGCTTTTGCGTGTGATCCGACGACTGCTGTCGGATCACAAGACCCGCTTTTGATTCGTTTTTCAGATCAAGAAAACGCTATTAACTGGACACCATCGGCTACAAACACTGCTGGTGATTTGATTATTGGCTCCGGCTCAAAGTTTGTGACAGCAATTGAGACTAAGCGTGAGATTCTGGTTTACACCGACGCGTCGCTTCACACGCTGAAGTTTATTGGTGCTCCGTTTACTTTTGGTATCTCTCAGATCTCCACTGGTATTAGCATCATCGGACCGAACGCTGCCGTGGCCGTAAACGATGGCGTGTTCTGGATGGGTGAGAATCAGTTCTACGTTTATGACGGCCGTACCACGCAGATTCCGTGTTCGGTTCGTGCTAAAATATTTGACGACCTAAACTTAGACCAGAGAGAACTTGTAACTGCTGCGCTTAATTCTCAGTACAACGAAGTGTGGTGGTTTTATCCGTCGATCAACTCCACCGAAAACGATAAATATGTGGTGTACAACTACGAAGAAAAAGTCTGGTACTTTGGTACATTAGGTCGAACCGCTTGGGTTGATGCTGAGACGCGTTCATATCCCGTTGCTGCTGCTCCCGACAACAACCTCTACAACCACGAAAACGGTAACGATGATGGGTCGAACAACCCAGCCACCGCTATCTCTTCTTTTATTGAAAGCAGTCCCATGTCACTCGAAGCGGGTGACAAGTACATGCTGACCAATAAAGTTTTACCAGATGTAACGTTTGCGGGATCGACATCAACTAGTCCGGAACTAACGTTTGAGATGAGGGCGTACAATAATCCGGGTGAGACCTTCGGGGAAGCACTGACGAGCGATGTGGTTCGTAGTGCTACGAGCCCTGTAGAGCAGTACACGGACGAGTTGTATATGCGCCTGCGTGGTCGATCCTTTTCATTGCGTTTGAGTAGCTCGGAACTCGGGACTCAATGGCGGGTCGGTGTTCCGCGTGTCGAACTAAGACCGGACGGGAAACGATAATGCCACAGCGGTCACTTGTACCACCCACGATTGCTGATGCTCCGGAGGAGTATCGCCGCGAGTATGTTTCCGACTTGGCTCGTGCCTTGGAGCTTTTGATCGAGCAGGTCAACTCCGAAGGTGAGCTTCGTGCTTCGGCATTGGACAGCACTAAATCACCGCTGGTTCTCAAGGATCTGCCTACGTCAGCCACGGGGCTTGAAACTGGGTCTGTTTATAACGACAGCGGCACACTGAAGGTAGTAACTTAACGATTTATTGGCTATAATGAGCCAACAAGGGATAAGATGATGCAAGGTATTCAGGCACTAGGACCAGGTGTAGCAGAAAAAATGGCTGCTATGGGTCAGTTCGAAGACGATCAAATCGCTCACGTTGCCGAGGGCGAAGTGATTGTTCCTGCTCCAATCCTGAAATATTACCCTGAAGTCAAAGAGCAGGTTTTTGCCGCGATTAGAGACCAGGGCCTAGAGCCAGAGCAGTTTATGGTCGGTAGCGAGATGGTCGCCATCAACCCCAACACTGGCGTTCAAGAGTTTGGGTTCTTCAAAAAACTCTTTAAGAAGATTAAAAAGGTTGTAAAGAAAGCCGCTCCGCTTTTACTCGCCGCTGCTTTGCCGGGTGTTGGCACTTTTCTTGCCGCAAAAGGCGGTATGCTCGGTATGCTGGGTAAAGGTATTGGTACGTTGACGGCCGGTAAAGCTGGTCTGCTTGGTACGTCCGCTGCGTTAGACGCAGCATTTAAGGGCGGCAACCTAAGAGATGTTATGAAGGCCGGTGCAACCGGTGCCGCTGTTGGGGGAATTACACAAGGTATTTCTAACCAGATAACTGGGAAATCTGGTGGTTACTTTACTCCAGCCACCCCTGCCCCCAACCCGACGGTAGACGCAATCAATCAAGGCAGACAGCAAGCCGCTGTTTCTACGGCGAAAGGTAAACAAGTTGCTGACGCTTCTGGTGCAACTGGTACAATGACCGATGCGACATCTTTTGACCAGGCTGTTAAAGAGCAAGTGGGTGGAAACATGGGTACCTCACCAACAGTGGGGACGGCACCCACCTCTGGTAGTGGCGGTATTACAGACCTACCCCCATCCACACAATTACAGGGTGATATTCGTAACGTGAGACTCGGTGACGGTGCTACTTTGTCAGACCTACCCAGCACAGAGAACCTGTATCCGAGTCCAACTGAGGTTGTCTTTCCGGGCGGTGGACCGCGTATAGGACCCACCGTTCAAGCAGCAGAAGCTGGCACCCTGGGCCCTGCCCCTAGCCCTGGCTTTTTCGAAAAAATTGCTACCGAGTTTAAGGAGAATCCGCTTCCCGCGATAGGTACGGCTCTCAGCACTGCTTCTCTTGCTGCGCCATTGTTTATGGAACAAGAAATGCCGGAGCAATCTAGCATGTCTCTCAACCAAGAAGAGTTAGCGGCACTCTTAAACCAGGGAGACATCCTGAATTATCAAGGCAGGCCCATTCAAGGTATGTATTACAATCCTGAAACAGAATCGTTTCAGGATGTACCATACGTGCAAAGTAGTGGTATAATGACAGCGGCTCATGGTGGACACATCATGGGTCCCGGAACAGGGACCTCGGATAGCATCCCTGCATATCTGTCTGACGGTGAGTTCGTTATGACAGCAGACGCAGTTAAAGGCGCAGGTGACGGTAGCCGTAAAAAGGGTGCCGCTAAAATGTACGCCATGATGAACAAGTTTGAAGGACAAGCATAATGGCAGGCACGAGCTCAAACGCCAAGGCTCTAAGAGACCTTAAAGAAGCGAACGAAAAGCTTGAACGGCTACAAGCCGAGAACAAGCTGCAATCGGAGCAGATTTACGCGTATAAAAATAATTTTGACCCGAGCCAAGCTGGCTCTTCTCCTTTGTATTCGCAAGGTCAAAACATAATGGAAAATCTGCCTGACAAAGCAGATGTTTCAATTGCCATGAATCGCTTGGCTCCGTATCAGGAAGAGTTTCAAAAGGACATCTTCCGTACGACTCGCGAGTTAGCCGACGCACCTATCATGACACCCGAGCAGCAAGTTGCTGGTTTTAATCCACTTCAACAAGCTGCTTTAACCGCGGGGCAAGAACAGATTCTTGGTGTTCGCGATCCCGAAACGGGACAACTCTTGCAGGCAGGCACGGGCATCGGCGGATATCAACCACTGTTGCAAGAAGCGATTTCTGGTACTCGCGCTTCTACTGGTCAGGCTCTTCGTGCCGAAGGCATGTATGACCAAGACATCACACGCCAGTTCATGGATCCGTTCCAGCAAGAAGTAATCGACGCATCACTGCGTGATATCTCTCGTGCTGGCGAAATGGAACGTCAAAAACTATCCGACGCTGCCGTCGGCGCAGGTGCTTTCGGCGGTAGCCGTGACGCACTTTTGCAAGCCGAGCAGTACCGTGGTCAAATGCAGCAAATGGCTGACACCGCAGCCCAGCTTCGTTCGGCTGGTTTCCAACAAGCACAACAAGCTGGTATGGGCGCATTCGAAGCTGCTCGTGGTCGCGACCTGGGAATTGCTGGGCTAATTGGTCAGGCTGGCGGTCAGGTAGCTGGCCTTGCGTCACAGGGTCAAGCACAGGCCGGTCAAGATATTGCCACACTCCAAGGTCTGGGTGCCATGAGTCAAGCACAGCAGCAAGCACAGTTAGACGCAGACCGTGCTACACAACTAGAACGCTTGTACGAACCCTACAAACGTGTTGGATTTATGACGGACGTTATGGGAGGCACTCCTAGTGTCCAGTCCTCGATGACCGCCACTCCTCCGCAACAACAACCGGCGGGTCCAAATCCTTATACGCAGTTTGTTGGTTTGGGTATCGCGGGACTTGGTGCTTTAGGCGGCATGGGTTATCGCCCGTTCAGTAGTAGTCCAACAGCGCAGGGGTAGGACATGATCAAAGGTCAACACCGTAAGATGTTTCGTAAGCCGGGCCTCGCTCGACAGGCTCTTGGTATTCTGGCTTCATCGGGAGAACTGATGAACGAGGTGCAGCCGCGTATGCGTATGGCGCAAGCGGGTGCTGTGAACAAGTCGCTGTTTGACCAAGCCACTCGTATGGTGGACGGCATGATTGCATCTGGTGAAGCACCGGCCGCTAACCGTGACGCTGCGATCAACAACCTGTATCGCTACTATGAAAACCGAGCTCTGACGAATCCCCGCCCCGCTGCTTCGCGTATGCAGGGTTACATGAATCCAGCCGATGCCCCGATCGACACAAGCGGTGTTCGTGGGCTGCCCTCTGCTGCGGCTCAAAAAGTTCCGGGCGGTATAGGGTCTATGATTGGCGGTATAGGGTCTATGGTTGACAGCTTCGCCAACCCCGACTCTCCCCCTCCTGGAGAGGCGTTGCGACCTCAAATGGAAGAGGACGATACTCGTATAGAGCGTCTCGCTAAAAACATCGGCTCTGGACTTCTTTCCACCGCGCAGCTTCCCTCTAATGTTGTTAAAGGAATCAACCGTATCGGCTCCGGTGCGGTTGATGTTGCCGTTGGACCAGCCGAGGAACCGCTTCTTGCTGGTGGGCTTGTGTCCAACGCGAATGCTTCTGATAAAAAAGTGGATCCCCCTAAACCGGGCAAACCCGAGAACAATCAAAATGCAGACCTTCTCGAACAACTTGAAGATCTTAAGAAAGAAAGAGACAGGCTCTCCGGTCTTATCGACAAAGACGAAAAAGAAGCTATTGATCCGTTCCTCCAACGCTACAAAGAAATGACCGGGAATGACGAAGACGATTTCTATCAAGCCATGATGACGGCTGGACTGGCTATTGCTGGCGGACAAAGTGACGACGCTGTTTCAAATATTGCCAGAGGTGCGTTGGCCGGGCTACAGCAATACAGCAAGAGCAAGAAAGATC